TCCAGACGCGCTGAAAGACCCTAAGGGCGTGTTTACTACATTCCCCGGCGGCAATGTTGACTATGACTCTATGCTCAACAAGACCAAGGAGCTTGGCTACAAAGGCTTTCTAATTAGCACGCCCAACCTTGGCAAGGTTGCAGTCCTTAACGAGGCGCTGTCTGTTATTGATGACTCAATGTACTCGCGCAGAACGCCCGATAATATCCAGCTTACTACACGAAAGCATCCCCCACAAAAAGTAGAGGACGCTGTTGTTAAGGACGAAGCTCTTGCTGTAGAGGTTCAGGGTTTCCCCCGCGTTAACTTTCAGGCAGATCCAGACGCTCAGTACGTCGCTCAAAATCCAAACGCAGGATTTTCTCCTAAGTTTGATGAGCAAAGTCTAAGCTCAAGGCGACAGCCCGAGCGAAGCGCGTCATTTGAAAACACGCTGAGTCAGGTTGTCGGTGACAGACCCGTTGGTCCATCCCAGTACAACACATATCTGGAGGCGACAGGCGAGGGCAAGCTTAACTATTGGTTGACCAAGTTCAAGCAAGAGGCAATCAATAAGTACGCTAGGCTTGAGTCTTTGAATCGGGATGTAGCGTTGCGTGATAACCTTGCTGATTCAAGTTCAATTGCGGCCACGCTGTTTGCAGACAGATCCAGAGGAGTTGTTGCGGCGGCAATTAAGCAGGGCGTCCCTGTATACCGAAATGGAATTACTAAAGTAGAAGACTTTAGACATGACGGTAAAGACTATCGAGGCCTTGTTGATTTGATGAGCATGCTGTACTCCAAGGAGCACGGCGACTTAACAAAAGACGCGCAAGCATATTCTATAGCGCTAAGAGGCGAGCGTCTTTCTGGAAAGCTGGATAAAAACGGCAACCCATTGAAGGTTCCGGTCACAAAAGAACAGCGCGCTGAGATAATTCTTAACGCAGAAAAATACAAAGATGCTGACGGCAACTCAATTATCGAACAGTGGCATAGCGCATGGCAGGCTTATAACAATTATACAATTAGATTTTTGCAGGACACAGGAGTGTTAAACGAGAAGACGGCAAAACTATGGCAGAAGTCTTCTGATTACATACCATTTTATCGCGCGGCGGCGGGCGAGAAAGGCGCGCCAGCAATAGCACAGAGAGTGTTTGGTAACGATCTGACATCCAAGGTCCACATCAAAGAGTACAAAGGCTCCACTGATGCTGTTGATGTGCCGTTGATGGAGGCTATAGGGCTTAATCTTACTGCGGCCATTGAGATGGGCATGCGTAATGTAGCTCAACAAAGAATTACCAGAGACATGCAGACCTTAGGTCTTGCCGAGCAAGTGGGCAAGGGTGAAGCAGACACTGCGGCTACAGTTAAGTTCAAGGTAAAAGGCCGAGAAGTTCGCTTTAACATTTACGACCCACTCGTTTATGAGTCAATGCAATCAGTACCGGAACTACCCGGACTTATAACCGGCGTCGTTTCGAAGCCAGCAACATTCTTAAGGGAGATGATTACTAGAGATCCCGGATTTATGGCCGTGAACATGTTACGAGATACGCTGTCTACGTTTACAACTTCTGGCTCTAACTTTATTCCAGTCGTAGATACCTTGCGTGGTCTGGGTGACGGAATGGACAACTTAGAAAGGACGGGGGTTGTTGGCGGTTATGACTACTCAAATGATCCTGACGATGTTGTTAAGTTCTATGAAAAAGAAATGCGGCGTAGAGGGATTGGCCTTGATAGCGCGGGCTTTGGGCCTATTGAAATGTTTAAAAGGATCTGGGACTGGTCTGGAACCGCAACAACTGCATCCGATGCGGCAACAAGAAACGCCGTATATAAAGATGTGCTTGCGCGCACAGGCAATGAAGCAGAGGCACACTTCCAAGCGCTTGAGGTTATTAACTTTTCTAGGCGTGGAGCAAATGCACTCGCCAGAGGTTTAACCGCAACCATCCCATTCCTTAATGCACGATTTCAAGGCTTAGATGTTTTTTATCGTGCAGGCAAAGGTGATTATTCTGCTAATAGCGAGCTAAACAGAAAGCGAGCCATGCAATCTTTCTATACTAGAGCGCTCATGCTTTCATCGCTAACTGCTCTTTATTATTTGATGGTCAGTGATGATGACCAGTACAAAGAACAAAGTGAGGTTGTTAGGGATAACAACTGGATACTTCCTACGCCTTGGGGGGTTCCAATCACCCTCCCAATTCCTTTCGAGGTTGGTTTATTTTTTAAAACAATTCCAGAAACTATTCTTGCATCTACCATTGGGGATAAATCCAGCAAAGAAACACGCGAAACAATTCAGCGCGGGGTTGTGTCTACATTGGAAATAAATCCTCTTGGCATTCAGATGATCTCTCCTCTTATAGAGGCAAGCATGAACAAAAGCTTCTACACACAAAGAGCCATCGTGCCTTATTACATGGAAACAAATGTAGCTACTGGCCTTCAAGACAGAGTAAGCACATCGGAGATGGCTAAGTTTATCGGATCAGAGCTTGGGATAAGCCCAATAAAGATTGACCATGTGTTAAACGGCTACGCCGGAACATTGGGTGGGTATGCGTTGAGCGCCATAGACACTGCGCTTCGCAGTGAAATGGTTACTGGTGATGACGCATCTAAAATGCCCTCCCTTAGACCGTATGAATACCCTCTTGTAAGAAGGTTTTTTGCCTCAAAGGAAGGGTCGGGATTGAGAGAGGACGCATACGATATCTATCGAGAGATCAACAAGGTTGTTACGACCAGCAACAAGCTAAAAAAAGAAGGAAGGTTTGACGAGTACGAGGCGTACTTAAGTTCAAAGGGGCACCTGCTAGAAATTAAAACGCCCGTCTACAAGGTAAAGAAAGTTCTTGATGACACAAGAAAACAGCGAGAGCAGATCCTTCGCGCAGATATTGATGCAGAATTAAAGAAGCAAATGATTGAGGACATAGACGCAAGACTTAATGAGTATCTTAGTATTGTTCCTCAACTAAAAAAGCAGGCCGACCTTCCGGCCTTTGAGTCTAGGCTTATGCAACGACTTACTGGTGGCTAATTAACCCAGCCTCAATCATGCGGCTCCACGTTCTTTCTAAGGCGCGGAGCTGACATCGCAGGATCTCTTCTTTACTTAAGTTCGTTTTGGTCCTGCCATCAATGACATCGTGACAATTGTGACAAGCATACACTCCAAAATAGTCAGGTGATTTCATGCCCAAACCCTTGTGGTTGCTGGGTATGTGGGCCAAAACAGTAGTCTCTGGGTTGTTGTTGCAGTGTGGGTAGATTTGTAACGTACACATCTGTCCTCGCGCTGACTTTCTCAGCTTAGACATGCTTGTTATACCTGAATCTTCTGGCCATTAGCTTCCGCCACAAGGACTCTATCGGATCAAGATCACCGTGGTCCATCTTGAGCCTAGGTCCATAGCCAAAGTCTCTGGCCTGAGCCTCGCGCTCAAAGCGACCCTTGTCTACCCACCCATTCACCCTGAGCACATTCTCCTCGTCCGTCTTCCCCACCAGCACAGCCAAGTCCGCTTGAAACTTCTCGATGTTATCGAAGATCAGCGGGCCTCTCTCCTTGTTCGAGAACTTCACATCAATCGAAACATCATCAAACCAAAGGTCAACGCCGCCATCAGTAGCAACATTGACTATTGGTAGCTCAGTATTTAGTAGCCTAGCTACAGCAAACTCAGCTTTGAATCCCCAGATGTTTGCTTCTTTGCGCGATTGATTTTTGTTTTCGAGTCGAGGCGATACGCCCTGCATCTCAACCAGCTTGACGGTGTCCAGCCCCATCAGTGTTGCTGTATGAGAATCTTTGCGGCTAACTGTTACTAGCATCAGTGACTCGCTTACCAAGCAGGGCGCTTAGTTCTGTTGCCTCTTCATCGAAGCCCTTCAGCTTCTCGTTAATCTGCCTTGTCTCTAGCTCTAAAAAAGCCATCTCCTCAGCATCATCTATCCAACGCATGATCTCTTTGATCTGCTCCCTTCTTGCTTTAAGTTTTGATATCTCAGCTGGTTCCATTGTTATCTTCTAGCCTCGTGTCAGGTGGCGGTACAGCGAAGTCCATCTCTGCGGCAACTCTTATCAATGTCTCTACCAGCTCCGAGTATTCTCTTACGCTAGCAGAACTACTTCGTTGCAGTGGTCTTCGCCTTGCGCCAAACTTTGTTTCTACCTCCTCACTGCCGTAGGTTATGCACAACATCTCGTCGTGCATCTCATCAGGAGTAAGTCCGCAGTGCTTGGCAAACTGATTGCACCACTTGCGATAATAGTTCTCTTGGCTCCGAGTCTTGAATCGCATTGGTGGTTTAATAGTTAATACTATCCCCTCGTCTCCCATTGTTTTCCACATAGAGAGAAGCTTGATGTAACCGTCGGGTGAGCGAGAGGCTATCAACTGCAACCCCTCGAACGCCCATTGGTCTTCCTTATAGAAGATCAGCTCCATCAGAAGTCGATGTTATTAGCTTGCTTCTTACGGCGCTGTCCGGTGTACACCTCGTTCGTGCAGTACACGTATGGCTTGCCGGTGTCCTTGCTTTGACGTTGCCATCCAGCAAAATCAACCTGCAAAATAGGCTCCTCATTTTCCTGTTGCGCCCGCTTGTAGATCTGTATCAGCCCTTGAAGCTGAGACACGGTAAGCTTCATGTTGCCCTTGTAATCGGGATGATTGTCGGCTGACTTATCCTTGTTATCGTTTAAGTAGAACGGGTCGCCCTTGATGTTGTTGTCGCTCATTTGCTTTCTCCTAGTTGTTTAACAAATATTCCCATAGCATTCTTCAAGCGTTGTCGCTCATCAGGGAAGTCCTTCTCCAAGTTCTTAACCAACTCACCGTTGGCATCGAACATACTTTTTGCCTCCGCTACCGTGTTGCACATACCCCTGATCAACTCGATCAGTGCGTCAACAGCAACGGTGGCTTCCTCTGCCGTCTTCGGTTTGTGATCGACGATAGAATCTGATTTTTTGTTTGCCGCTGGCTTGGTCTTGCCTCTGCTTTTGTCTGCCCCTTGACCCATCTCTTCAGCAAGATCTTTGATTGGCGTCTCGAGATCGGCAAAGCTAACCTTTGCTGGCGCTTCCTTCTCCGCAAGACTACCGTCGTCATCTTGCGCGGCGGATATCCCGCATGCCATGGCCAGTGAATATCGCTTGGCGTATGTAATGGCTGACCCATACCCTTGTGGCGTAGCCTTCTGTGCTGGGACAGGTACAGGTCCGGTTGCAATCTCCTCGCCATACCCATAGAACACGGTCTCAATAGCAATACCGTTGTCAATAGGTACAGATTTCTGCATAAACCAAACGCCATGATTGTTAAGCGCTGGCTTCACCGCGTCGATGACTGACTTAAGTGACGCAAACTTAGATTTAAACTGAGGGTTTACCTCGTCCAGTGTTGCGTGACTCATCTCTGATTGTGCGTGCGCGAGCGCTTGCACCAAGGTTTTGTGTGCTGACATACAGCCTCCTAGTTTTGTGATGAAAACGGGTCTTTCTTGAATCCACTTAGATCGATGCGTAATCCCTTGCCGTCGATGTCGTAGCCAGTTATCAACGCCCTCTCTAAGCTACCTCTAATTTCGATAGGCTCTAGCTTCTCAAATAAAATAATCGGCATTCTAACGAGCGGTTTGCGTAGTCCCCTGTGCAGAAACGTAAAAGCAATTGCGTTTGTATTGTCAATGTGAGCGGACAGTCCGTCGATTTTTGTAAGCTGGAATATAGAAATCATCTTGATGTCTATACTGTTCTGACTAAGCATTCTCTCCCCCCTTGTACTGATCGCACCACTGAGCAACTCGACACCAGTTTTGTTCACACCTAGTGGCGCTACCCGTGCGCTCCTCAACGGAGTGACCTTCACCAAGCTGTTCAGAGTGCCGGATGGCATCTTCAGCGTTGTTATGCAGTTTGATTGCGCGAATCCTGCCCTTCTTCTTAACGGCATAGGTTGTTGGCTTAACCCATCGCTCGCTCTCCGAACAAAACGGAAGCTCGTTATCAAATGCCCAGCCGCCGTGTGCTGACTGGTGCATTCTCACTCGCGTATCCACGTATCTGTCCTGCTCTTTAGTAGACCAAAGCGGAATTTCCACGATCATGATTGGAGACTCAGGATAGTTGCCGCCCTCTTCTGCCTTACGTCTCTGCCAGTCACGAAGAATCGCAATGATCCTTAAGCTTTTGACAGGTAATTGTTTAGCGTGTCGCACGAGCCAAGCGTAGCAGTTAAGCTGTCGGTGCCACTCCACCTTGTCATGAATAACAGACCAGACAGACGTGACCTTGTAGTCACTGACAATTACACCGTCCGACTCGACGTGCTGTAGATCTATCGCGCCAGAGACGGTCCAGTCTTGTAGGTCATGAAACAATCGCTCCTCGCTTATGCAAGTATCGTCACCCTCTGCCGCACTCTCGAACATGTTGTGGACAGACGTACCGAACCGACTCCAAAGAAAATCTACTGCATCCTGCTCGATCTCTTCGGCGTGATCCTTTTGCAAAATGCCGATGCGCGGGCTGTCAATTAGCGTGGTAATTGATATATCGCTGTTGCCCCGAGAGTACGTGTCCACGGTTAAAGCTTTGACAACCACATCAGGAAGGTTGAACCTGTTACTTATCGGCATACTCGTCCTCCACACGATAGACGCGGACACCAGCTTGATCGTCCTTGGTCTCGTGTCGGATAGAGAATCGGAGTTCTGGAAACTCGTTCTGCAATCGGGTCACCCTTGATCGTAGCGCCCTAGACTTGCGTGCGGTATGCTCTTTGTCATCAGTCGAGAGGAAGAAGCTTTGTCCCACCCGCATCTGTTTGAGCACTGCCGCAATGTTCTCCGGCAGGTTCTCCCGCTTCATTCGGTAGTCGTCCGGTACTGGGACGCTCTCTATCTGCAATGTATCTTTGTTGCTGTTCGTCATAATAAACCTCTCCGTTTTGCTCCAGCTCGATTAACCAGTTGCCGATCTTGCTCATGGGATGTTCCCTGTGTGCTCGAATAATGTCAAGTATATAATAGGGGTTGCATAATGACAAGTATATGGTTCACAATAATCGGAGAGCCAGCCAGCAAAGCAAATTCTAGGCGGCTGGTTAAGATTAAAAATCGTCCAGCGTTTATCAAGTCATCGAAGGCGTTGGGGTATGAGAAGATGTTCAAGGCACAGTGTCCTCACCTTGAGGACGTGATGCTCGAAGGTGATCTCTGGGTGGACATAAAAATTTATTACGCCACCCGCAGACCAGACCTAGACGAGTCGGTGATCTTGGACTGCATGCAAGGATTAATTTATGCCAACGATCGTCAAGTCAAAGAGAAGCATATCTATTGGGGACTCGATAGAGAAAATCCCAGATCGGAAATCGTTGTGGGGACTGCCGATGAAAAAATCTCTGGAAGAGAGCATCGTTATCCAAGCGATCCGTGACCTACTAGACGACAACAACTTGATTAGTCTTGATGCCACCATGTTTTTTTTGCATGCGGACAACAAACAGCTTTGCCCTGTGGGGAAACTGAGCGGTCGTCAAATAAGAGATAGGGTTTTAGATGCGCTGACTCACCGAAAGGGTGTGCGTCGAGAGAAGCTTATCAGGGACTTATTGAATGAGATTTCTAGGAGTTAGGAGTACTTCTAGTACTGTATGTATTCCTAGTTATTTCAAATATCTAGGAGTATTTCTATATCTAGGAGTATTCCTAGTGATTTTAACTTTACTGACAACGGGGATAATATGTCAACAGCTGATCTGGAGAACTTACTTGAGAACGTCACAACATCTTCGCGCTACGTCTGT